CTACACAAGATTTATATGTATCTCAAAATGCCGAAGTAATTGGTGTAACAACGGTTGGAGTATTAACCGCAAGTAGTATAGATATTGCGAATGGTGTAAATGTTGGTGGTGCTCTTACTGCGGCAACACTTAAACTGGCAAATGGAGATACTGTTGATAATTTAATTGGATTTGCAAGAACTACATTTATTACTGATAATGGTGGAGTAGGTCTTCATACAACATCAAAGATTGGTATCAATACCACAACAAGTCCTGGTGCATCTGATCCCGAACTTTCTGTGACTGGTAATGTTGATGTTACTGGTGTTATAACTGCAACCACTTTTTCTGGTAATGTAACTGGTGATTTAAATTCGAGTGGAGTTTCTACTTTTACTGAACTTAAAGTCGGAACAGCAATTACGATGTCTGTCGGTATTATAACGGCAACTACATTTATAGGAAATCTTACTGGTGATGTAACTGGAACTGCTACAACTGCCACCAATTTAGCAGATGGTGCAAATATAACGACTGGAACTATCAATGATGCTAGATTACCTGATGTAATCACATCAAATATTAATATTCTTTCTGGAACTTCATATTTTAATCAAATCGGTGTTAATACGACCACACCTTCGAGTGATATTCATGTAAGAAAAAATATTCAAACGGAAATTCAGGTTACGAGTGATTCAAATGCATCTCTAATTGGTCTGGGTAGAAGTGAAAGTATTACTGGATATAATGGTGTTTTGAGATATGGAAATACTGATGGAGCATTTTCTCAATTTAGTGACCCATATTCTCTGGATATAATGAATTATGGAACAGGTAATCTTAATTTTTACCTGAATCCGTCCGAAATTGTAGGAACAACTGGAGGATTCTACTGGCATAAAGAAACTCAAAGATTAATGGCACTTACTAGTGCAGGAAATCTTGGAGTGGGAATTACAAATCCCTTATATAAACTACAAGTTGTTGGTACTGCTTATGTAAGTGGAGATGTAGAATTTGATAATAATCTTAATCTTACAAATAATCTAATATTAGGATCTGGTGGAAATATTGGAATTAATTCTACCATACCAACAGAAAAATTAGATGTTGTTGGTAATATTGCTGCTACTGGTAATATTGTTTCTGTTGGAGATATTACTGCTACTACTGGTAGTATTACTGCTAGTTCTATTTCTACTACCACTGGAACATCATCTCAATTCCTAAAGGCAGACGGAAGTATAGATTCTTCCACATATTTAACATCTGCACTCCAAAACGTTGTAGAAGATACTAATCCTCAGTTAGGTGGCAATTTAGATGTTAATAGTAACAATATAACCGGAACTGGAAATATTAATCTTTTGGGTATTGCAACATTTACTAATGGATTTACAAGTGGAACTGGTGATCCTGTAAGAATAAGCGTAGTTGGTACAACATTAACCTTTACTATTATTGGAGTTGGAGCCACAAGCTTGACACTATCATAAAAACCCTGTAGACTACCTTTGTTAGGGTTGAAGAGGAGAGGCTAAGCTCTTAAAGATAAATACAAATAAGTCTTTAGGAACTTATGGCAAAAGGAAATACTGGTAATACTAAAGAGTTTGTTCAATGCCTAGCATTTGCCCATTTTGCTAATAATAAATATCCTAACAAAAAAGAAGATCAAGAAGAACATAAAAATTCCTTTTATAAACTTTTTCTTACTTCTACAGATCGAAAAAAACATGACATTAAAAAGTTAAATCTTAGAGAATATAAGGAATATTTGGGAACAAAATTTCCTTATATTATGTGTTTGAGAGATTTTATAACAAAGGTTGGTGAAAGAGGTAAAAATAAAGGTAAAATTACTGCGGACACTACAGTACAAAAAGTATATGATGTTGCACTAGAACTTTATAAATCAAAAATTATTGGTCAAAATTGGGAGAAATATGAATTTTTAGAACAGACTGATATTTTTACTCAAACTGTAAAAGATGCTGCATTAGAAAAAATTAAAAATGTTTTAGGAATAAAATTCAAACTTGATATGCTTGCAAGTTTTGATATGTTTATTGTTCATAAACAAAAAAAGCAGCAGATATTGGATGAAATAAACACTCACATAATAAATGCAGATGAAGCAACTGTATTAAGAAACTATACACTAAATCAAAATACTTATAGAACTATATTAAATCGGCATTTTAAGTCATCGTCAAATACGAGACCTTTAGTTGCTGTCTCACTTAAACTGCCAGGAACTGTTAATCAAAAAAAATATATAAACATAATTGGAACAGAAAATGTAAAGAAAGAACTATCTGAATATATTGATCCATATACTAAATTTTTAACTTTAGCAATATCATCTAAACCAAATGAGTTAAAATCATTAATAGAAAATTTGATAAAAATAGAATATGGGCAATTTAAAACTAATTCCAATGTATTGACTTGGGAATTACCAGTAACCTTTAGGTATAAAGTAGCAGCACAAAAGGTATTTGGTAGAGATATTGAACCATTGAGTGATATGAATTATAAAATAGTTTTTCTTGCTCAAGGATATGGTGCTGGATGGAATGGATTTGTTAAAGTTGGAAAACAAGGTCCAGCTTGGACTGGTGGAGGTGCGGCATCAACATTTGAATTTTTCTATGAACAATATCCAGAATACTCTAGAGTTATACAGAAGTTAGTTCAACTAAGGGCAAAAGCTTTTAACTATGTTTTAACTGGTAAAGAAAATGGAAAAATAGACACTTCTACTTTTTCAAATAAATTAAAATCATTATATCAAGCAGCACTAAGAGAAATAACAACTAGAAAAATACTAGTTAATACTGTTGGTGTGAAATATGATAATATTGAGAACTTTTTTAATCTTTATGATGAAGAATATGAAAGTAAAGATAGTATGACAATGTATCAAGTTGCTGTTATTAACTTAGTTAGAAGTAAAGTAAATCCTTCAATTGACATAACAAACAAATATGCAAGTTTTAATATGGATGTTGGTAAAAAATCAGAAAGGAAAGCAACATCTTCCGAAACTCAAAAAAGAATAAAAGCACATTATGCACATGCACAACTTGCATGGTTTACTTTTATTGGTGGAAAGAGTTATCAATCATTTCTCAAGCAAAGAATGTTTTTGACCATATATGGAATTATCAGTAAAAAAGGATATAAAATTTTTGATTATAATAAAAATATTACTACAGTTAAAAGTGCAATTAATGCATCACTGAAAGGTATGCCTAAAGCATCGTTTGATTCTGCTCCTCACCTGTTACTGTCATGAAACTGGCACACTGACGATCCAACTGTAAGTTGATGTGCTATGCTTGAATTGTTCTAAGGAGACCAATGAAGTTTAATTTTTCAGATTTTGCTGACAGAGAAGAAGCAATTTCTTCAGTAGAAGACTCTATTGAACTGATTGTTGATTGTTATTCTAAAGATTCTTTACTGGATAATTATCTTGATGATGAAACGGTTGATAAGTTGAGATTTATTCTCAATGATATTTCGGAAGGAATTATTAAATAGAACCAGTTTGCGATCCGTCACACCACCTCTTTACGGGGGTGGTTTTTTTAATGTATAATAAGTCCATAGTTCACCACATACCAGTGACCATCACTCTTCGTCCTCACCAGCAAGATACCACCAAGGCAATGCTGAAGCACGATAAAGGTTGTATCATAATTCCGACTGGTGGTGGTAAGACTCTGTGCATGATCGAGGATACTAAGATACATTTCAAACTGTTTGAAAATCAGGTTCATGTGGTAGTGGCACCACGAATATTGTTAGCAGAACAATTGTGTTCTGAGTTTCTTGAACATATCGATGCACATGTGATGCATGTTCATAGTGGTGAGACAGAGCACTTTAGCACTACAAAAGCAGATACTGTTCGGTTATGGTCTGAGAATGTTGGTGGTAATCAACTGATCTTTACGACTTATAACTCTCTTCGTCGTATTGAAGAATCTGGCATTAAAGTAGATTCGATTTACTTTGATGAAGCACATAATAGTGTCAAGAGAAACTTCTTTCCTTCTACTGAGTTTTTCAGTCATAATGCTGATCGTTGCTATTTCTTTACTGCGACTCCGAAGCATTCTGTTACTATTTTCAAACCAGGAATGAACGATACTGATGTTTATGGTCAGGTGATTTGTAATGTTCCAGCTACTGAACTGGTTGAGCAAGGATACATTCTCCCTCCTAAGGTTGTGATCAATGAGTTGCCACAGGGTGATTTTAAAATGTCTGATTGTGATAATTTGATCTCTACCATTGATGATAATTCTCTGAGTAAGATTCTCATTGCAGCACGGTCTACAAAACAGATTATCAATCTTTTGAGTGAGTCTAATTTTTATGATGAATTAGCACAACGTGGTTATTCTTGCATGTATATCACGTCTAAGACTGGTGCAATTATTGATGGTGAAAAAGTTGACCGAGAGATGTTTTTCAATACTTTGAATGCATGGGGCAAAGATCCTGAGAAGAAGTTTGTGGTTCTTCATCACTCTATTCTGTCTGAAGGTATCAATGTCAGTGGACTTGAAGCAGTGCTGTTCATGCGTAACATGGACTTTATAGGCATTTCTCAGAGTATTGGTAGGGTTATTAGGTTAGGTGTCTCTTCTAAGACCTTTGGGTTGGTCTGTGTGCCTGTTTATGATAAAGTGGGCATCAACACTGCTAAGTCCGTTCAGGCAGTCGTAGAGACGATTTTTGAGAAGGGTGAACCTGCCGTATCTGTCATCCGTCGTTAATATCTGGGCAACGCTAGTTATGCGTGTAAGTCCCATAATCATACTGTGAGCAAATTATTATGAATGCTCTTTCAAATATTCTCTATCCTCAGGAAGAAAAAGTGACCATTGCAACAACACAACAACACTTCATTGATCACCTTGAGAGAAGTGTTGATTGGAACAAAGTATTTGGTGTTGTGGATTCTCTCTATAGTGATGATGGATTCACAAGCAATGCCGACAATTTCACCCGTGCAACTGCCGTAGAACGAGCACTTGACAAGTTTTCTGGTCTTGTGAGAGTTGATCAAGCCGGATATGATTTCATGTATGGTGAAGATAAGATTGAGTTGAAAATGGGTAAGAATCTATTTCAAAAGACTAACCCATTTGCAACTAAAAAGTTTAAGGTTAAGAACTTTCAAGGAGAAAAGAAAACAGTAGAAGATTTTAAAAATCAAAAAACCTTTGACTATATGCTGGTTCTTGACCTTACTACACGTCGTGTCG